CAGTTTGATAACTGACATTTTCTACGTTTTCTAAAATTGTTTCAGTATAGGTATAAGTATCGGTGGTTTCTAAAAAATCTCCTACCAGCTCAGTATAACTATCTGATAAGACAGATTGAACGGTAACACTTGTAACCACGCCTCCATTAGGACCAGTATCTCCGACATTGTATTGTTGCTCGTATGCTTGTGCTTTAAAAGAAAATGGAATTATTAATATACCGATTAATAAAATCCAAATTAATATATCTTCTTTTTTCATACATTAAAATACAAGTAAGCCAGTGGTGAGAATAAACAAGGTTTTAAAGAAAAGAGCACTGTCCGCATCACTAAACTCCTGTGTTTGAGGTTTTGTTTGTGCTATGTAATCGTCTCTAAACTTAGATCCAACAGGTATTTTATCTGGGTTTTCTTTCCAATAATTAGCTGCTTCAGCTCCTATAGCACCCTCTGCTGGGCAAGGAGTTCCGGCATCTAACATACTATCCCAAACACGACTATCTTGACATAATAAGGCCACCGCCGCAACTTTCATGCCGTATTGATACATAGCTCGACTGGCACGTAAAGTCTCGCAAAATTCGTCTGTAACGACGTAACCTGAAGCTAATCCTAAAACATTATTCTGCACGCTAGCGCCAATTCCAATTTTACAAATATCATTGTTGTTGTTGATTATGGTTGGAGCAGAAGCGGTGCTTGGCGACTTATCAACCGTTGTCGTTCCAGTTACGGTTGACGACACTGTGTTCGTAGTGTTTGCTTCAGCTTTTTTACTAAATCCTAAACCTATAACTAAGGATATAAGAACAATTGAACATACCCACATAAACCAGTCTTGTTTCATTTAACACCTCCAGCGTCTACGTGCTTGTCTTAATCTTGAGTTTGGATCTTTTGCTGCTTTTGGAAATTGTTTCATTTGACCAGCAGAACGAGCACAGTAAGATTTTCTTCTCTTTGCAGCTTTACTTCCTTTTTTAACTTTACCTGTAACTGCTGTTTTTAATTTAGAACCAGGGTTTTCTCGTCGATAACGAGCAACACCTGCTTTAGTCATTCCCGCCCCACTTTTTGTGGAGCGGAAATATTTTTTAGTTTTTGGTGGTTGCTTATCAGCCATACTCTACCTTAGCAATAGAAGAACGTTACCGCATCAATATTCGTCAAAGTAGAAACATGAATGTCACTAACACGAATACCGTTAGACGGGATGTTAACTGAGTGCGTAGTAGATGCGTTGAAATCAAGGTCAACCACAGTAGAGCCACCATTACCATCGGTAACAGTGAGTCGAGGCGTGCCTGCCGCTGTTTTCAACTGTATCTGGCGGATACGTGCAGGACCGACACCGAGAGAACCGGTTGCGGTAATGCGTTTTGATTTTACGTCAGAATCAGCCATTATTTATCTCCTTACGCTATTGTTGCGCCATTGTTTCCAACAACAACCCATCCTGCTGTGCCGTAAACAAGAACTACACCGTCTCCAACGTCATTGAAGGTGATTGTAGTACCACCAGCAAGAGTTGTAGGTGTTAAAGTTCCATTGCCACCGTCAACGATCATAGTAATAATTTTTACTTGACCTGTAGAACCGTTAGCAAGTGTTAATGCATCTGCACCAGTTGTTGTTACTTCAGTAATTAAATCTGTAAGATTAACAGCTCCTGCACCACTTAAAGATTGCACTGAACCTGTAATGATATTGCTGTATGAAGTTCCTACAGTAATTGCACCTGTCGATGTGTTTTTTGAGATTGATTCAAAACCGTTTTCTGATCTGACTGGTCCTGAAAAAGTTGTATTTGCCATTTTAAACCTCCTAGGTTGTATAGACCGATTACATAGTCTCTATACCGTCTGACTAGCTCAGTCTATGTAATCTATTGTGCTAGTAATTATATTAGAGCATAAAAAAAGGGCGCAGTCAAAGACATACGCCCTTCTTATTTAGTTAATTATTTATTAAGCGCCAGATGTGCCGAATATACCTCTAGGATCTGAGAAACCAAATGAGTATCTCTCTCTAGCTTTATATCTTGCATTGCCTGTATCGAAATCACCCTCCATAGCTGTGCTCATTGGAGTTCTCACGAAATGCTTTAGACCATTTGGTGCATCAGTTTTAATGAAGAATGCATCTGTGTCAGTTAAGAAGTGATTTACTACATAACCTTCAGGAATCATTCCCATGTTTCTGATAGCATTGATGTCATTGTCTGATGTACCTACTCTTAAAGTAGAGTTCATTAATCTATCCGCAGTGAACTGTAGTTCTTTTGGAATAATTAATTTTCTACCTTGAGTAGCTATTTTTAGACCACGCTCATCAACAAACGCAGCAATGTCAATTAAAGATTGCTCAAGAGATGTTTCGTTTAAGTCAGCATCTGTTGATAATCTATTTGCCATTGTGCCACCAACTGCTAATGGATGTTGAGTGTTAATAAGTGAAACACCATCACCACCTGGGTTTGTACCTGCAGCACCAGCAGCAGCAAAAGCTGTGTTTAAAACATCAGCAGCTTTAACTTGCTTTGTGTTTGCCATTGATCTTGCAAGAGCTTTTGTATAACGAGAAGAAAGCTGATCGTAGAGATTATCTTCGATTGCTTCTTCTGTGATTGCAAAACCTAATGCAATTGTTTCGTGTGTGTAACGAGAAGTGTAAGCTTCGGTTGCTGTGTCATAAGAGATTGAACCTCCCTCTGACTTAGTTGGAGCAGATCCGAAACCTGATAGCATTACTTCTTCTTCGAACGCTCTGTCAGATGACTCCTGATCGAAGATTTCTGTATGCTCTTGCTCGTAACGTGAATATTCCATTCCAAACAGTGCATTTAGACCTGGTTCTAACTCTTTAACGAGTTGACTTCTAGATATAGCCATAATTTAACCTCCTATATGCCTGTTGTGTCTGTTAAGGAATGTAAGTTGATTTTAACAAGGATGTTAGCGTTTGCTGATGCAAAATCATCATTGTCTGGATCTGTTGAAAGACCTACAACCCTAAAGTTTGCTCCAGCGTTAGTAGTAAAAGAACTTCCATCGATCTTTACAGCTGAGATACCTGACTTGGTTGATCCTGCTGAGTAAGTTGCGATGTTAGCGTTTGTACCCACTTGAGCCTGTCCTGCATTTGCGTCATCACATTTGACTTCAAAAATTACATTTGGGTCATCGATAACGTATGCTTTGATGTCGTCTGCTGCTACACTGCCTGGATAATGATTGCTCCATGTTGGTTTCCCTGTTGTAGGATCCGTATATTCACAACCATTAAAAATTCCAATGACTTCAGCACCAGCAGTTGATCCGATGTCAATAGCGCCATTAGCGACTAAGATGACTGGATCTCCTTGATAGATTGCGGAACCTTCGTTATTTCCAATTACATACTCGGTTTGGCCTTGATTGTTATAACCACTACCAAGCATTTTTACTGGACGAAATCCGAAACCTGAGCTTTGATTTGCCATTTTATTACTCCTTTGTAATACATGTTGTTAGTTTGGTTAAAAACAAATGTGCCGACTACGACTTGTTTCCTTTACCAAAAGTTACATTGGTTCGCCTTTGGGGTTTGCTGATCGGCATCCGTGGATCCTCGATTTTCAATAGGTCACTGTCCATAGCCTCTTTTTGGCTTTCGGTTAACCCTTTAAAATAGTCATTGCGTTCTTCAACTAACTCTATTGGCATTCGAGCTAACAACAACCCTCCTACCCCTATTACACCAGCGTGCTTACCATCTTCAATGGTCGGAAGTTCCCAATCAGGATACTCGTCGGCTCGGACTAATTCCCAACCTTCTCGTAATTTTCCAGAGATATTTTTATAATCGTCAAAACCTCTGACTGAGTCCCTAATCCATCGATGTTTGTAACCATCTGGAGCTGGGGGTGCGTCTAATGATGAAGGTCTAGTCCAACCTTTTTTACGAGCTGTCTTTTCCCTAGTGTCACTAGATCTTAGCGTTTTATTTACCATATTGTCTCCAATCTATACATATTTTGCGTATTCTTCAAGGGGTACACCTAATTTTTTCGCAATTGCTACTTGACTAGGAGTTAGCTTTACCTTCTTCGAACCGCTTGTTTTTTGTGAACGAGATGCAGAAGCAACCACTTGTGGCGCTCTTTCTTTAGTTTCTCTAACTTCTTCTCCCTGTTTTTGCTCAAACTTATGAGGAAATTGATTTTTCATATACGAATTAATTTCTTCATAGTATTCATCACTTTTAGGATCATAACCTTCTCTTAAAAGTTTTTTGTGATGAGCTAAAGCAGTAAAAGTCATTGCTTCATCTTGACC